TTAAGAATTACATAAGGATTATTTTTATCCTTAACTATTCGTACCATTGTCTTTGACATTTATAAATCACCTCAGTATTAGTATAAACTAAATGAATCATTATTGCAACATTTATTATTATTTTAGGATAAAAGAAACGCCCTATTTTTTAGGACGTTTCTTAGGTTTCTTCTTGCCTGTTGCTGCTTGCACTATTAAGTTTAAAGGAAACGGATACATATTACACCTTCTTTTTAATCCATTTATGTAATCCATCTATAATGAATAAGGCGCCCACAAAAAAATACCCAATCAATAAAATATTAATAAATTGGTTAGCATCTTCCTGTGACCATTGTCTAAACTCTCCAAGAAACAATATGAAAATAAATACGCCAACCCATGTTACAACTTTCCATTCTTTGTGCATAAAATCAACCCCTACTTACATTATACATCTGTCTTGACGTTTGTATACTATTTACTGAATAATTCCCTTTTCATTTCTGTTTCTGCTCTGTCTGTTGCTTTTTTTGTTACTGCATCTTTCGGCATAAGCTTATTTAGGGAATACATTTTTTTATACTTTGCAATGTTATCTGCTAGTCGGTTTTGTTGCTCAAAGGTTAATTTTTTAGGTATCTTGTTTGCAGTAAGCGAACTTGGAACTTTCATTATTTCTTCGCTTGATGATAAACCTTTATTTTTTATTAACTGGAACTTTGCCAAATCTTTAGCATCGGATATTAAACTGCTTAATTCTTTTGCTTTTTCATTGTCATTTAAAGTTTGGTAATTAGATGTTTTAATAGTATTCTCATAGGCTGCTAAAGTGTTTTTGCCTAATGTCTTTTGAAAGTCGGTATATTCTTTTGGGGTTAAGTTAAATTTTTGTCCTTTCCATATAAAGTTATTTGCTGCTACTGTTGGAAACTGGATAACCTCACCTACTGTGTTCAATCTTCTCAATTCAACATCAACATTTTGTGGAATATCCTGCGGTACTGAAATAATACCAGGAGATAAAAACTGTGAAAAGGCTCTTAATAATGGGTTATCAATTCTTTTTACATCTTCACCGAATGGCGTTTGTTTAGCTTCTAATGTCTTACTAGCAAAAGGAATTTTGGAAACCATTGTAGCTTTTACTGATTCTGGCATGTTACCGGGATAATAAGTTTGTCTAACAGTTTTATCAATAGTACCTGCTGTTTGGTTCAATACTGTTGGTATAAACTGTGTAGCATAATTTTGTGGTAACTGTGCCATACCATTCATAAAACTGCCATAACCTCCTAACAGCTGCTTAACTCCCTTCATTATTGACATATTAAAAACTGTATCGCCGGAAGCATTAAGGGTATTCAACATGCCATCTGAAAACTTTTTAGCAATCTCTAACATTTTAGAAGTATTGTTACTTTGAATTAAGGCATCCATTTTCTTTGCATCTTGAGGGTTATCTTTTACGGCATTGTATATCTCAACTCCAACTGTTAACGGAACGCTGAAAGGCTGCATCCAGTCATAGGTATATTTTCCCAATACTGAAAAAGGTGAATGCCCTGTATTTGCGTTATATGTCTTTAAATCTGCATCGTTTTCCGCTTTGCCTGTTAACACTCCCTTGCTTGCCAACATATAGCCTAACCCTAATATACCTGTTCCTGTTAAGCCCTTCGCCATTTCATCAATAGCGGCGGCTGCTCCTTGTGCCGACTTAATTTTTGATATACCGTTAATGATTCCTGCCGGACTATACTGTATTCCTCTTTTTATAATGTTTATTGGTGTTTTTGTAAATGGCAATGCTGCTTCTATAATCATTCCTGATGTTTTTTGTCCAAAGCTTGCATTTTTGCCAGGATGTTTAACTTTATTCAAGAAAGTTGAAATAGCACTAGCATCTTTATAAGTTGCCTGTTCTGCTTCCATTTTTGCAGTATCAAAGGCTTCTTGTTTTAATAGTGAAAAATCTTTTATGCCTTTTGCTTGTGCATATGAAGCTAACCTATCGATGTAAGCATTTTTATAAAAAGGAGTATCGCCCATTTCAAGTAGTTTATAATTAAATTTACTTGTTTTTTCAAGAGCGTTATTTTTAAATACTCTTTTGTTTTGTATGTTTAAACTGATACCTTCGTTGTATTTATTTGCTCCACTTAGTAAGTCTTTTTTATTAGCTTCATAATAATCTGTAGCAGCTTGTTTAAATTCCTTATTAACAAATACAGCCTGTGTTCTGTCCTCTGCCTTTAAGAATACTTTTTGTATAACTCCTGATACTCTTTGTGCTACTTTCCTCATTCCCATCATTATTGCATTGCCACCAACATTACGAATATGAGTTTTTGGATTCAGTAACATTGACATATGTCGCCATGCGTTTATCTTTTCCATTGCACTTGAAGGCATTTCGTTAGCAATCCTACCTTGTATTGCTTCAAAAGCTGACTCATAAGAAGCTTGGTTTCCTCTCTCAATTTTACTTACCATATCTAATTCAGAAGGTGTTAAGTCCATATTATTCCACTTCTTACCGTAAGTGCCTAAACCTTCTTTGTTAAGTTTCTTCAATTGTTTATCAATAGTCATTAGGAACGTTTCAGGGTCTGCTTCTCTCAATATTCTAGCAGCTTGAGAGAATTGTCCTGCTTGTGTCAACTTCTCCGCAACATTGGAAATTATCTCTCTGGCACCTTGAATATTACCTGCTTCTGTCGCTTGACGTGACAACATTTTTGCAAGTGGTATAGCTTCGGGTTGCATTTTTGAAGCTAGGTCATTTAATTGCATTACAGCTGATGTATGCCCCTGGTCAAATACAGCCTGTGCCTTTGCGAGTGTTGTTGGATTCCCTAATTGCTCATAAGTCAAAGGTTCAGTAGAATAACTATCTCTTAAAGTATCAGGGTTATTTACATCTGTTCTGGTATTTGCAGAAAAGCCCCTTTCCTTTTGTCCTAATGGAATTATAGGCTCTTTACCAACCGTACCCATCATTTCTGCAGTATACTTGCCATTCTGAACTGGTTTAATATCTGTTACCCTTGCATCAAATTCAGCTTTAGGCAATGCAACTTTAACATCTCTGCCTGTCGGGTCTTTTATAGTGTACCGAATTACTCCGTCACCTTCATCAGCCATGATGTTTATATCTTTGCCCATAATTTTACCTGTATGAGTTGGAGTGTCTGAAACGAACGTTTGAAGATTTGCGCCATTCTGAACAGGTTTAACCTCTGGTTGACTGATTATATTACTTTGTGGTTTAACAGGCTTTAACCCTGCGTTTAGTTCGTTCTTAATGGGCGTTTGTTTGCCGACTCCTGCAACTATTGTTTTAGGTTGAACCGGAGTTATTTTGCCTATTCCTGCGGGTAAACTTGTTTCACTTTTGACAACCGGAACTGCTTTAGATAAAGTTTGATTAGCCTTTTCAATCTGTACTGCCCTATCACTTACCACAAGTGCATGAAGTTCCTTTTCTGTTTTGCCTGTAGCTTCTGCAATGTCCGCTATGGTAGCAGCGCCTTTTGATACTTTTGCAGCAAGTCCAGCCTTTGATAACACACTTTTCAAGATACTTCCTGCGGTTGCTCCTGTTAAATAAGTCAATGGGTCGATCATTCCTCCTGCTACTGCGGTTGATACGAAATCCAACACTGGATTGCTATATTTTGTAGCTTTAATCTGATTAGGAGTTTTAAAAGCTTCTTCAACTGTTGCTCGTTTTTCACCAGTGATACCCTTTTTCAAAGAACCCACTAAATCAATTTTAGCACCAAATCCATGAGTATCTTTATTTTTAATACTATCTTGCATTGCCACTCTTACAGCATTTGCAGGACGATCTATTAAATCAAGTCCACTGCTTACTATTTTTTGCTTAAGCTGTTCTAACTTGGTAGGCTGAAATTTTAGTTGCGGTACAATAGGTTTAGTTTGTGACTTCATTTTGTCAAGTGGTGAAAGTATAGCTTCTCTTTTGTCAAGTTGTTCCTGCTTTTTTATTTGCATATTGTTTTGAAGTCTTTGAAAATTAGGAGAAACCACCTTTTGAACGGCTATTGGTTTAACTACTTTGTTACTTGAATTAAAATCACTTGCACTATATTTTCCTTTTGGTGTTGAAACAACTTTAGTAGGCTTGCTTGAAAAATCACTTGCACTATATTTTCCCATATTATCGCTCCTATGGATATAAGCCATTCGCCATATCTGCTTTTTCTTGGTCTGATAATCCTTTTGTAGCCTTTATTCCTGCAACAACTTGCGCTTCTGTCATATATGCGTTTTTCCACCCTACCGCTTTAGCATAAGTTGAATTATACAAAGCATCAGTTGATTTTGGAACAATTGCTTTGGGTGTTGATATTTTAGGAGGTGCAAAATAAGGCTTGCTTATATCATACTGTGTCTTTTTATATGCTTCTGTCATATCTCCTGCTTTGCCACCTAATATGTTAGCTTCTGCCTGAGTCTTAGTTCCTCGTAATTCCCAACTAGCCATAGCATCCTTGACCGCTTTATCATGTGCGGTTGTTGCAGCTGTAGCGTTGAACTTGATTTGAGTTAGTGCATCGTTTAGCATCTTATTATAGTTGTCGGTCCCCATGCTCGACATATATCCTGTAGGATTTTTTTGCAGCGAAGAAATAATAGCCTCGGGTGAGGATTTTATCCATGAGGTTTTTAAAGCAGAGTAAGCAGCTGCTTCGGTTTTGGTTTTATCTGTCTCTACTTTTCCCCCTCTTAATTGTTCCAAGTAAGCAATCTTTTGAGCATTTGCAGGGTTATTTTCAGCTGTTAACTTGTTAATTTCAAGCTGATAATTAGATCCGAAATTGTTTGCAGCGGATGCTTTGAAGTTTTCAAAATCTTGTGCTGTTGCTTCTGTGGCTTTGTCTGATACTAATTTATCTGCCGCAAGTTTAGTATTGTTAGCATCTTGGGTGCGATTGTAATTTTCATTGTTTACAGCCGTTTGCCTGTCATAATTCGTATTATCTGCTGCTGTGGTGCGATTGTAGTTAGTTTCATCCATGTAATTTTGGTTTGCTACAAGGTCTTTGAGTCTCTGGGCTTGTACTACTGCTTCTTGGCTGTTACCATCTAGTACAAGGTTTGCAATATCATTTAAGAGACTAGCCTTTTCACTGCCTTGTTGAAGGTCTGTAGCATTTATTCTATTTTCGCCGCCAATCATAGCTGCTAGTGTGTTTTGACGTCCTATACCGCCCCTATCCCCTGCGTTTGCTGCTGATTCGTTAAGACTTGCAATCTCGCCATATTTAGCTACCTCAGAAGCGTTTCTTGTAGGTTGATACTTATCTTGTAAACCACCGATGCTAAGATTTTTATTGTTTGTTGCTTGTGCTATTTGGTCTTTGATAGCTTTTATAAGTTCTTCTGAGCCGGAATTTATTAAACCCGAGTTATCTGTAGCCGGAGTTGCAGTTACTTTGTCAGGCTGTGCTAGCATTGTTGCGACTTGAGGAACTTGTGCTCCTACTGCTTTTGCTAAGTCAGTTTGTGGTGCTTGTGCTTGATAGCCACTACCATTATATGTATCTAGTTGTTTCATTAGGCTGTCATAATTACCACCAGTGTCTCTATTTGCTATGCTTAAAGCATTTACTGTAGGGTCTGCAAAGGTGTTGTTATTGTATTGCTGATATCCTGCGGTGCTTGCGCCTTTTGCTACAATATCGTAAGTTTTAGTTTTAGGATTGAATAATTGTTGTGTGCCATCTGCATATTGCTTGCCATTAATTGTTATTGCCATGTATACCTCCTCATATAAAGAAAAGAGACTAAATTAATAGTCTCTCTAGTGCATATTTTAATCCGAATGCGAATTATGTTACTATACTCTTTAACCAATAGTAATCCATGTCGGCAATTTGATAATATCCGTAAACACCTGGATGAACTCCGTTATATTGTCTTGCTAACAGTAACGGATTCCTACTATTGATTGGTTGTGCTGTATTAAGCAGGATATTATTGACCGTATCAAGATTTACATTAATAGGTACTAAATAAATATATTGTGCTTCTTTACCCTTGAAATAATTGATTAAAGCATTTGTTAAAAGTCTGTTATTTCGGTTATATCTCCAACTAGTTTGACCGCAATTATACCCATCAAAAGCATCTTCATTACCGCTCGGAACTGTAACGCAAATACCAAATTTCATATTTGCATTCGATAGTTTTATGTTGGCAATCATAGCATCATATTGTGTAATCATGGCTTGTATTCCTAGTAGAACATTAGCATCATCCGTATAATCAAACATATCATTTATACCTAAATTCAGCATTACAACATCAGGTGTAGCAAGTGAATGACTAGATAGATATGTTGCATAATTAAAGGCACTTGAATAAACAAATGGACTTGCAGCATCGGTATAAAGCCAGTTTGTACTTCTTCCAGAGTACCCTTCATGGAAATTTGGCGAAACTCCTTGAGTACCTATAAATGTAAGGTGCATAGCATCCGTACTAAATAGATTAGCTAATTCGTTTATCATGTTGTTGTTTGCTATTGTACTATCTCCCAAAATAGCAACTTTTAAAGTTTGCCCAGTACCTTTAGTTGTCGCTGATACTCTTATTGTAGAAGTTACACTCGCTATCGATACATATTTCTGATATACCTCAAACGTAATAGCGATATCTCCTACATCTCCTGCTACTGGAATGTATGTCCATCTTTCCACTTGCTGTCTGCCTTTACTACAAACAACATTAATTTGATAGTTGTTAATATTGTCTACACACATAATGTTATTGAAATAAACATTCACTTCATGTCCTACCACCGCAGGAATAATAGTAGCTATGTTAATTAAAAGGCTACTAGCTGTATCTGTTAAGCCTAGCAATGTATTAGGTATAACACATTTATATGGTTCATATGGCATCAATACGTTTCCTACAGACACCCTTGATTGGCTTGTACTTCCACTAAAAGAAACTTTCATGTATTGCGCATTTGATGGTGTTGTTACTGTAGTTGCAGAAGCCAATCCACTTATAAATACTTGGTTAACATCATAAAAAACAACTCTATTACTATCGCTTCTTGTATACGTTGTATTTGGGTTTACTTTTATAAAATCACTTGTAGTATAAGAAGCATTAGCGTTTAAATTTCCATCAGTTTGATTAACATAATACCCTACACTTGCAGTATTTATATTAAGTAAGTTATTACCAGTTACAAAAAATGTTGCATTTTCTGGGTTAACAACAAGAGGTAAGGCATCAACTAACTTATAACCAAACTTTTCAAAAGGTTTTGGTGTGTTACCTTCACTTATTTGCTGTGCTGGTGTTAATAATCCTGTTAATGCCCATGAAAATCTAATATATACAGCATTAGAAGGAGAACTAACAACGCGATCACGACCTCCAGTATTTGATCCACTTATGTATACTTTAGCCGAATTGTAAAAAGCATAATGATCTACAAATTTAATACAATATTGCGTTGAAGCTTTTAAAACAATGAACCCACTTGCTGTGAACCCTGCAAATGATTGCTCTGTACCATTGCTATTACTTATATACGTATCCGCAACTATATCATTTTTATTGAATAAGTTTACTTGCCTAACACAAAAGCTAGTTTCTAAAGGTGTTACGCTTGCAGGAGATATACCTGTGCTTTGGTATGTACCCCCTATTGTCCATGCAGAACCATTCCAATAATACCATTTACCATCTGCTGTAACAACATAGATATTAGTATTTCCTGTCGGTATAGCTGCTGCTAACGCTGCTAATGTAGCATATGTTGCTTTTGGTGAGCCACTTGCAACACTTGCTATTTGAGTATTAACATAAGATGTATCTGCTTTATTTGCTACTTTTGCAACTTCTGATTTCTCTGTTGCATCATAGTCATTAGTTGAAAGCCCTTTACCTGTTATTTTATCAACTTTATTGTTAGCAAGTGTGTTAATTTCTGTTTTATTTGCTTTCAATGCAAACTGAGTCACATTATCTGCCAACTGTGTCGTATGTCCTGCCACTACCGTGCTCAAATATGGGTCTGATGCAATAGGTGCTAAACCTAAAATTGTGCCTGTAAAATCGCCTGTGACTGATAATTTTCTATCAGTCGTTATCTCGTATTTGCTTGTAAATGTTGCCTTTACCCACGCTATTAATGTAGCATTTATGAAATCTTGAATCTGCGTAAATAGTCTTTGCATGAAGCCTCTTGTTTCTGGTTGATTAGCTGGGTTAGTATCAAACACACTAGCATCAAGCCATCCGGTAATTGGGTCAAAGTCTAATCTTGGGTCTGCCATGTAAATCACATCCTTTATCGTTTTGGTTTTTTAATTAAATATGATATGACTATGTTTGAGATATTCATGTCTCTCCCCTCACTATCGTTAGAAAACTCTATCCCAAACAATTCAATATTTTTTTCATTTGGTGCAAGTGGAAATGTATATTTTACTTCCATTACGTCAAGCGTAAAATTGTCTAAAGAGAAGTTATCTAGACTGAATGAGCCTACTATGATTTCTTCATCCTCGACTATCCCTCTGGTATTGTCACTTGTAAAATAAGTTACTTTAAATGCTGTTCTTGTATCGCCGCGGACATCTACATAAGCCTTTAAAACATCGAACAAATAGATACTTGCGCCAAAATCCCTCATTGGGATTCTGTAAATCGAATGTATGCCTGCCCCGAAATCATAGAATAATGATTGAAACTTAACCGTTAAGCCTGTTGTTCTATTGATATAAAACAAATCTTGGGCATCGGTAATCCATGAATAAGCATTGATGTTATCGAAGTACCACCAACTCAATAACTCGGCTGATTTGTCTGGATTGAATGTGTCTACATAAGGTGTTATAGTGTAATCCCATAAGTAAACTTTATCGTTTACGCAAAGCCAATACTTGCCATCAAAAGTTACGCTTGAAGCACTTGTTAGGTTTGATTCTTTCATTAATCTTGGATTTATGTTTCTGCTAATAGGGAATGCGTTTCTTTGCCCTCCTACAGTTGTACCTACGAGAATACAAGCACCATAACGAGTAGTTAACCACACCAATTGATTATTGATGCTCTGCATAGTACCAGGGCAATCACAACCGTACTGTTCATTGATTTGGAATGAGTTAAAAATTCCTTTTGTTCCGTCCCATGTATAGGTTTCACCGAATATCTCACCACTGATTTTATGAATGGTTAACACATCGTAAAACTTGCCAAATCCTTTTATGTCTTCGTCTGAATTGCCAATAATATTGTAATTGTTATATGGCCAATATGTAGCATTAATTCCTACGCTTGATATTCCTGTCCAGTAATAATAACCTGTGCCATTTCCTCCTACAAACATTCTATTGTCGTTTTGCCCTCCAAATGGGACTGCGTAAATACATTTAAGTATACTATCTATTGCTTCTTGGTCAGTTTTATAGAATTTAACCCTTATATTATTTGTTCCTGAGGGTGGTGCTGATGTCCAAGAAACAACTCCCGTCGCTCTGTTTACTGTGAGATGTGTACCTTCAATTTTATCCCACGTTACACCACTGTCGTAAGAACCTACTATTGCTGTTGCATCTAAGTTAGTGTCGGTTAAGGTATAGGCTACGTTCGCTCCTGTGCCATTAAACGAGTTAATAAGTCCTGCGCCTATGCGGTTGCCTTGCTCATTTAGACTGCCATCACCTGTGGGTGTTCTGTTGATTATAACGAGTGGTGTATATGGTACTACTGGAATTGCTGTTGCACCATCATAAACAATAAAATGACCTGCTTGAATGTAATATAAGTTAGAGTTGAATTTAAAAAAGCTTCCTTTTATAGCAGTTAAACCGGAATAAATTGCTGTTACAACTCCTGCGGAATCTTGTTTGTATATCTTTGTGCCACAATGTTTTATTAGATTGCCTTTGTATAAGCTTTTAAAACTTGCAAAGATAGGAGATTCAACAATTTCAGTTTCATTGAGGAATAATTGACCGAATCTTTTACCAATTTCTCCCTCTTTAAACCAGACATTCAGTGCGTTACTTGTTTTATTTGCACTAATTTTCCATTCTTTTCCTGCCCAATCTACGCCTCCGTCTAGTGAATTAGAAGGTGTAAAGTCTATTTTGGGACTTTTAGGGGCAGGAATACTTTTTGGAGTGATGTACATATTACACCTCCTAAACCATTGAATAAATAGTTTGAACTACAGTGTCAGACACTTGGCTGTTCTGTGTCACGTTCTGGACCTTTTCTATATACAAACTTCTCAACCAACTTGACAAACTTGGATTGTCTGCCGCTGTTGCCATGATCCCGGCTTGCAATACTACTAAATCAATTGCTTTATCTTCTACACTCATTAAAACAGTGTCTAAATCTGTTGGTAAAATCGTTGTAGGATATGCAAAGTAATGTATGTCAAAAGAGCCTTTATCGCCATTGCCTAAAACAATCTTTTTTGTAGCTTCCCACTTATAATTTAAATATGCTTCATAACTTCTTGGGTCTGATTTTAGCATTACATTGTCAAAACTCATAAAGTTACTCGGCATATCGTAGGTTTGAAATGCTGTGTAATCAGGTACATCTTCATCCGTTGGGAACGCATAACCGTACAATCCGGTGTTTCTGATATTGTAGGGATATAAACCTTGAAATTCTATTGTTACTATGTCGGTTGATGTTGCCCCTGTGTTAGCCTTATAAACCGTAAATTGCCTTTTAATTGTGTTGTCGATAGTTTGTACCAAAACATTATTAACTTTGATTAAAACCGTTCCTACGTTGTCTAATTCGAGATAAAAAGACTTTGCCCCCGTTGCTGTTAAGATTTTAGGCATACCGGGAAGATATTGAACCATGTCAAAACCTTGAAATAGCCCTAATAAGTTCGGGATAGGGTTCTGTGTTACTGTGAATAATGCAGGAATTTTAATTAGTGTAGCAATATACGTTTGAGCCTCATTTAAGAAATACGAGAATTTATCTCTATAATCTGCATTCTTTGTTATAGGAAGTGCTACGCCTTTTTTCGTAGCTTCATCCAAATATCGAAGAAACAAATTAAGGCAATCGCCCTTTGTTTTCATGTTCTACCTCCTATGACTTTATTTCTATTTCCTGTGACATTTTTTCTTCTGCTTCAATTGTTCCGATATATGAATTATTCCATAAATCGGCTACGGATTGAGGCACACTAAGTTGTTTACCTACACCTAATATAATTTGATTTCCATTTATACATAGGAATTTTTCTTTTGCAGGGTTTTGTTTGTCTAACGGTATCATCAAGGGCACCATTTCTTCACCTACAAATAATCCGTTGTCTACCTTGCCCCAATTTTTTGTTTGCGCTGTTACGTTCATTTTGTTTCCTCCTTAAAATAAGGGAAGGCGTTTGCCCTCCCTTTTAATGTTATTTTATTATACGTCTAAAACCTCTAACCTAATTATAGCAAGGGGTTGTAAAATAGCTGCCGTAAAGCAACTTTTCCAAGCAACTGTGGAATATAAAGCTAATGGATTCTCTGTATTACCCTCAGTATAAACAAGTATTTCGGGTTTGCTTGAACCACCGATGTCAGGGATTCCAAAAGCATCTGCCCCAATTATGATTATGGATTTTCCTGCAAGGTTTCCACCAGCTCCACCGTTAACAAATACTGGTGCGGTCGTTGTTTCCATGAAGTAGATACCGTAAAGTTGCCCTGCAATTCCGGTTTCTCTATTTGAATTATCAACATAAGTGTTTTGTGCTGCCCACTCAGTTAAATTCATTATCTGTGTAACTGTATCAGGATGAACAAATGCTAAATAACCCATGTTGCCATTAGGCAATTTGATTTTCTTAACATTGTTTTTAACCATTGTTGCTCTGGCTTTTTGGATCTCTGCTGCGGAAATTTTATCTCCTGCTACAAGTAACGCTCTGGAAGCTTTTGCTCCTGCGAACTGTCCGTTAGTTCCTGCAACAATAATATCTCTTACGATAATATCCATTGTCATGCCTGCATGATCGCCAAACATGCCTGAGACTTCTGTAAGTAAAGGGTCTAACCCAACAAGGTCGATAAAATCTGTCAACTTGGTGTATGTACCGAACTGTTGAACAGTTGCAGACACTTTGTCAATAGTCAAATCAATTCCTGTAGGTGTTACACCTTCGACAATAGCTGTAGTTGTTACTGCTGGCATTTGCAATCTTCTCCATGAAGTTGTTGCTCCTGCGTGTCTTGGGATAGTAGTCTTTTTGCCATATTTCATGAAGAATAAAGCATCTTGCAATCTTTCAAGCAATGTTCTTTGATAGAACTCTGCATTTTCTGCCACTAGTCTGTTATTAGTCCCATCACTAGGGGTTGTATAGGTTTGTAATTTAGCTGCCATTTATTATCTCCTTTTATAGTTGTTTTCTCTCCCCTCGCAAAACCTCATTTTGCATTTTCGCAAAGTCGGCTTTAGACATGGAATAAACAGTTTTTTCACTGTTATCTCCACCTCCACCTAATGAACCGGGAGAACTAAGTCCATTAGCTGCAATTTTCTTTATCGTGTCCTGCTGTGCTGTTGCTGTCTGTTTAGCAAAGAAATCCTTTTTGTTTGCAAGAAATACCGCTTCACTAAGTGTCTTACCTTTACTTACTAGGTCTGTTACCTTGTCTGCGTTGGGAATCTTTGCTACCTCTGCTGCGCTTAAATCCTTTAACTGTAAATCTATACCGCAGTCTTTAAGTTCGCTGTTAAGGTCTGTTAAAGCTTCGGTAATTTTGTTCTGTTGTCTGATACTTGATAGTTCTTGGAAGTCTGGGTCATTTTGTTTCCACTGCTCGAATAACGGTTTAACACTGTTAGGGTCAAAACCATTATCTTCTTGAAACTTTGCATTATCCTCGGCTTCTTGCTGGTTTGCTATGGCTTTGTCATATTCAGCTTTGGTGTGTATATTGTGTTCAGCACCAAATAAGCGTGAGTACTCAGCATCTATAGCTTTGCTATTAGTTTCTTTTAATCTGTCACTAAAAGCTTTTGTGGTGCTTACATCAGGTTGAGCAACTTCTTGCGTTGTCTCCTGTGTAGTTTCTGTCGATGTTGCGGGGTCGACTTCATTAGCAGCAACTTGTTCTATTTCATCAGCCATTTGTTTTTACCTTTCGATTAATTTTGTAGGCGAGGTTCGGTATTAAACCGTTTTGCAGCCTTTGTTGCATAGAAAAAGCGACTACCGTTAGATAATCGCTATAATAAGTTAAGCTACATCAGTTTTACTTTTAACTCATACCAAACTGAATGAATCTTTGAGCCATAATATTTACTACATATAAATTCCACCTTTCAAGTTTGTTTTATTGGCTAAATTATCAGCTAAAACATTGACTAAATTATTTATGTTTAACTAATTAGCTGATTGATAGAATGGATCACCTCTTTCAACCCTCAAATGATTCTTGATTAGTTTCTGTTCTCTGCTGCTCTTTCATATTATCTTTACACTTTTCATTCAAACAACCCCATATATGTACCATTGTGATCGTTGTACTACCCTCTGTTGTTTTGTTGCCACCACTCAATACTCGCAAGGGATTACCACATGTTTTGCAATTCATTTAAACCACCTCTATTTTAGATATTTTAGTAACAATTATTTGACCTTCTGGGATTACTCCACCTTCTACTACTTCTGGTAAGTCATACCCTGTAATGATTAGAGTTAATGTCTGTTCAAAGGTGTCAAACTTGGCATCTACTACATCATAATAACCTGGTAACCCTATTTCTTGTAATAACAATGTAGGGCTAATTTTAACTTTTACTGCTTTCATTATCCGTTCACCCCCTGATTATAATTACATCTATCATTTTGCCATGCACCACATTCTTCTTTTGGACAATCCATCAGAAAATATTCTTCAACTAGAATTTCTTCTTGGCTGCTTATAATCCCAGTATCTTCACTGATTAGATTATTTTTATACTGCTTAACCCACCTTGCTGATTTACGGTTGTATGGGCATTGCATTTTCTACCTCCAGTTTATCTTCTTTTTCAATTCTTTCGTTCCAATATTTAAGGAAATTATCGTAATCATCGTCTGTTAAGCCCACGTCTAAAGCAAAAAGCTTATTGAGTTTTGAAAGAATAATTTGGATAACATCCGAAACATCTTCTTTGTAGATATTGTATAATTTCTCATTACTATATTTAGGCATTTTATTGCCCACCTCCATTCACTTGTTGCATTGCTCTGTCAATTATCGCAGGATCTTCTTTTATTGCTGCTTGATCTTTTGCGTTAAATTGTCCTATAACATTCCCTGCTTGCTGTTGCATCTGTGCTTGTTTTTGCTGTAGTTCTAGCATTTGCTTTTCTTCTTTTTCAAAGTCAACTTTCATTTCAGCCGGGATAACATTTGAAGGACTATATTTCACAAATGCAAATTTATCAAGCCATTGTCTGTCTGCCATTTCCTTGACTACTGTCATTTGTAAAGATTCACTTAATATGCTTGTTGGTGTAACATCAATCTTTAAAGCAAAATTAATGTCCTTGCTATCTGCTCCGGTAAATGTCTTTGTAATGTCATTGCCTTGTTCATCTTTACTCTGAATAGGTACCGGCATAGTACCATGAGACTTATTAAATTCCTCATATATTCTGCCAACTCTTTTAAGAGAGCGTAACAACATTTGTACGTTGCCATCCGTAGGCTTCTTAGCTTGGTTCTGCAATGCAATGATTGCCGAAGCTGCCATATTAGCACCGATAACCTCACCGCTTGTAACCTCTGTTGTGCCTGTTACTTGTCTAGTCATATCCATGAGTTTTTCGGCTAGTACTATAGGCATACTTGAAAAGTTAGGCGGTTGCATGAATTTAACACCATCAAATCCGGAAACTTGGTTATGGTCTGTGATTATCTCCCCAGGTTCATTGGTTATTGTCTGACCTTCTAATGCTCCCATCTTGGCAAGTATCTTTGGCCATGCTGTTTGCTGTACACTTAGTAACATCATGCCTAAACCCCAATTTAAAGCTTTCTGATTGGGTATAATGTCCTCTATCATGCTTCTACCGAATGTGCATTTTCTACGTTTCTTAAATACTCCTATTTCTACCGGATATAATGTGAATGGTTTCCCACCATCTGGTGCAAGTGGAGTAGGGTCTTGTACTGTTAATCCCTCAACTACTTGTATCCACATTATTTGTCCGTTTTCTTTGTAGTATTTAGTCCATAATGTTGTTGTGCCTGCCTGTTCGATGTTAATCTTCTCTGAAGAATACTTTGAATCGTTCTTACTATCGTCAGGTACAATTAATGTAGGGTCCTTGCCATTCTTCTTAGCCTTTTCTTGCAATTCCTTTGTGTCTGGATGGCTTCTTATCGCTATCCAAGGTTGCTTTTGAGTTTGCGAAGCTTTCAAGTGAGGATTTCCTACTATAATGTCGATAGGGTCTATTGTTTCACCTTGCATTTTGCCTATATACTTAGTAAACTGACCTCCAGTTATGCTGTTGTCGAATCTGTAGTGAAACACTCCTGTACCTAATACTAAAATATCATTAACAAAGTCTTCGTTTAAGGTGTCTTGGTCTATGTCTGCCCAAGTGGTAGCTGCTGCATCGGTGTAATCTTGACCAGCTTTTATAAGTGGTTCATTATCTGTGTCAGGCTGTAATTCTTCTGGACTAAACATGAGCTTTAACGTCTGGCTCAATATATTTGATTGTTTATTCTCAATAGTGCTATCGCAAAAATTAACTACTGGTCTCGGCATAAATTTTGTCTTTGGTGTTGGTGCTGCCCATTGGCGGCCTTCTGTAAAATCTGCGAACTCTGGCCATGACTTAGCAAATCCCATCTTATTTTGATAGTCTAACCCTCGTTGTATTTCTGCCCATACTGTACCGCTATCTATTGCTACACTCATTTATTTACCTCCACGTTAACTTCATTTCCCCAACAATCCCAACCTTCTACTTTCTGCCTTGCAAATAATTCTATTTTAGGAATACTACCAAACATCTTGACTATTGCTTCTCTTACCTCTTGCGGCTTTTTACTATGCTTAGTCCTATCACGTTTTGCTTCAATCAGTTGTCTGACATTTCTGGCGACAAGATACTGTGTCATTTTCCCTTTAGTACCGAACAAACATATCTCGCTACCTTTCATAGTCCACTGCCCCATATAACATACCTGTTTGCCGCTTAACTCTTTTTTGTTCCATACAAATGCAATGGTTTTATATTTAAATCCCCAGTTTTCCATCACTTCCAATGCATCTGGCAAATGTGAATCGGTTGTCCACATAAAACAGGCACAATTGTCATGGATAATCTGTCTGACTGGTAAGTGACATATATCATTAGTTGACATTACATCATATGCCCTTGTAATTGCTCGGTGGTGGTCTGTCTTGTTAGATGAATACATCCTATTGCCATAACTCCAAGGCGGATCTGCATAAATTATCTGATATTTTTTATTTGGAAACGGTATCATATTATTTACCCTCTCCATAAAGCCATTCCGTCACCTGCTCTGTGCTGTAATTAACTGCCTTATCTTGTTTGTTCTGCTGTACCGCTTTAACAACTGAATCAACTGGATTATGTAACTCTGGCTCTTTACCCTCTTTTATTTGCATCTGCCAAGTCAAACCCACCTTAATACAAATCAGTGCAACAAAAAAGCCGCTTATAAAAGCAGCTAGTAAACCAATTGTGTATACTATATTCATTTATTTACACCTCACATGGTTCACGTTCAACCATTTCATCCATACGTTTTTCTATATCCCATTGTAATTTTTCAAGAATGTCAATTTGATTCATTCGTTCCGAAAGTATAGTTTCATGTTTTATGCAATCGTTATTTATAGTCTTTCTAATGCCCCTAATTATTTGTTTAATATTATCAATTGTTTCTACCATATGTCTAAATCATTCCTTTCCCCACATCTTTTACAATAATAAGGTTGCCATACATAACTCATTCCGAACATATCCTTTTCATCAGCTTTTATTAATTCATGTCCAAATATTTTACAAATCCATTTTACCATATATCTAAATCACTCCCTCTTAACCGCTATACCTATTGGAACGTTTTCACAGCAACCATCTGTATCAAAGTAATGTATCCCATCTTCAACTCTCATATCGTTAGGATATTCTTCAACAATATCTATAGTATCAAAACTTCCATATACTTCTTCTAACTCATTTTTAAGTTTATTGAATAGTTCTATTTTGTCATATATATTCATGTTATTTCCCCACTTTCTGGATTTCTTCTCATATCGTCCCACTCTTCATCGGTTACGCTATTTTCTAGCTTAAATATCCTCATGTATTCTTGGACTACTGTTCTGAATCCTATTGTTTCTCTATTGTATTTCTCAATTAACATATTTCTTCTTTCTTTTACCATATATCTAAATCACTCCGTTCTTCTTTACTCTCAAACATCCAGTTTGTGTGCTTTTTCTTTACTTCCACAATTGGTGCCCTCGGTCTGCCTGCTACAAAATAAACTAACATATCAACTGCATGAGTTAAATTGTGAGGCTGATTAGCATACTCGTTTTGTTTATTCTTGTCTTTTTGTATATTCTGCAAACATCGTGTAGTTTCTTTGCATATGTCTTCATCAAAGGTCAATAATGCGGTTTCGTATTCTTCCCCGGTCTGTTCATCCTTTACCGTGATAGGTTTTAAGTGTTCAGCCAACATATAAGCCCCTTGTTCGCGGCTACCCGGAATAACCTGACTTAGGTATATGCCGTTAGCTTGAAATACCTCTGCATTACTCTTACCTGTCTGATTACTCAGATTCCACATATCTTTAGGTGCTAGATAAGAATAGATTGTTTTACCTGCTGTAAGGGTTCTGAGTTCTTCGGCTGCATCTGATACAAGTAAGCCGCTTTTATGTACTTCGCCCTTTTGTCTTGCGTAACCGTAACGGTCTATTTCAAATAATCCGGCTGCTAACATATCCCTTCCATAGTCTAATGCTATGTAGAATCTGCTATGTGTCTTCTCAAACTCTACTGATTTAATGTGAATAGATTGTTTGTATTCAGTAAAATATGCACCACCGGGTACAAGAAACGCTTCTTCTTCTGTTTCTGGATATTCGGCTAGTGTTGAATCTCCTAAATCCTTCTTCGTTTGCTCATACCATTCTTTTGTTCTTCTTGGATCAGTGTTCCATCCTAAGAAGATCCTGTTAAAAGTATTGTCACCTGTTTTACTCGCTGTCCATATGTCTTCAAATAAGCTACCGCGTTCTATGGTGCTTAGTCCTATCAGCTTACCACCTGTTGGTCTGTTTATTGTTGGGTATGCTGCTGTCCATATGTCTCTTGCCCATTGTTGAAATGCCCATTCATCAAGAATAACTAAGTTTGCAGTAAACGACCTGCCGGAGTCTGGCGCTGCTGTGAATGATTTAAACGTGCTGGGCTCTCCATCTTTGTGTAGTATTGTAACTTGTGAAGTAGTAGCGTTTATAATTGGTTTAATTGATTCCGGCATATATCGTAATATAAAACTAACACGCCTTACAAGTTCTTTTGCATCATCATCCTTCTTGCTTAATGCTACTACCATATAACCCGGCTTAAACATCATACACCATACTGCATAAGCTAATGTAAGCCACGTAAGACCCAATTGTCTGGCTTTGAGTACAATGTTAAGTCTCTCGTTTATAAAGTCTTGCAAGGCTTTCTTCTGTCCATCCCATAAATGAAAAAGAACAGCCAATTCCTCGCTGTCCCTGTCTTCTATGTGAACGTAATGTTCAATGAAATATTCACAATCATTCTTGATTAAGTTTAAGTTAGCTTTCTTCCTTACCCACTCTGCTAAACGCTTTTCTCTGTCATACATTATATCACCTACTGTTTAGGTTCAGTCCATGCTACCATAGTTAAATATTCTATTAGTTCGTCTAGTGACATGTTTGATATCATCTTTGCTAATTTATATTTTGCTTCTTCTTCTGTATCTGCTTCCATAAAAGCAAAGTGGCTATCTATCATTATTTTATAGTTATTCATTCTTACTCACTCCTTGCTGTATTGCTTATATAGGCTCAACCTTCATCATTTTTGTAATTATATCAAGTCTTTCTTTACGTTCAGATTCAGTTATAGGCTTATCGTTAAGCATTTTATCATCAATATAGCATAATCTTTTATACTCTTTATTAGTTACTTTCATATCCTTGTCCCCCTTCTATATAGGCTCAATACATCGTTTTTCCGTCTGCATCTTTACCGCTTGTTGCCCTGTTTACAATTATTTTTGCTATAAAATCAGCATCGGCATTCTTCACAACATCACATATTCCATTAAAAGCTTCGACTTGCAATTTCCTTACATATTTATTTCTACTTCCCAATCTCATTAATTCAACATATCCCTCTATAGCTTCTAGTGCTTCATTTAGATTCATATATCCTTATTCCCTTCTTATGTTCTATACCTCAGCTTATAATTGCGTTTCAGCTTGTTTTAACTCTTCTTTTATTCTATTCAGCGCCATTTGTATTACGTCTATATTCCAACATATATTATCATCGGTTATGCTATCTTCTATCTGCATTGCTCCTGTTATTATACATTTAGACCATTGTTTTCTTCTCTCTAAATCCATATCACTTGCCATCCTTTCCGAAACTCTTACACATAGTTGGCTTTGTTCTAGTTCCTTCTGTGCTACTTTTATCTAATTGCTCTTTAAAGGTTGTTGGCTTGCTCTGTTGTGCGTTGTAACTCTCTACTGCCATTCTAATGTAATCACTTAAATACTTATCAGCTTTCTCAGCGCATATTTTTGTAGCTTCTAAAAACTCTGATGTTACTTTCACAGGTGGAAATGATTTATCTTTTATTTTAGGAGACATTATACCGCCTCCTTTATATTAGGTTTCTTTAAAGGTTCATATCTTGTAATTTTTGCTGATTCTGTACCCCATACCGTCCATATACATTCCATTGTAGGCGCTCCACCTTTTGCGCCAAATAAAAAATCTGGTCTCCATGTTAATGGCAATACTGCTTCTGGTCTAAAATCCTCAAATACTTTTAATCTACTTTTTGAATGCCAGTATTGAGATTTCAATAATAATGCAAATGGTTTTTTATGCTCTATACTTCTTCTTATAAATTCTTCTGACACATTAAATGGAGGATTTGTTATTATCCAATCGCATGGTATCATTTGAGTTTTTAAATAATCTATTCCATTATATCCGTAACCTGTTTCGTTGAGATCGGTAGGATATACCCAATGTCCACGTTTAGCAAGCGCTTTTGCCATATGTCCTTCACCGCAAGCGCATTCCCATATAGTTGACCCGTCTGGAATCTCTAAATAATTTAATAATGCAATAGTTACTTCATCTGGTGTTGGGTAAAAATCTGTTTTAGGTCTATCATATGCACTTTTATTTGCTAATATATTTCCATCCATTATTTTTGCACCTCTTGAATTTCATATCTCTTCACATTTGATCTTTTTCCACAGTGCTTGCAATATCCTGTGGCGGTATACGATGCAATACCTAATATTTCTGGCAATTTTGAATCTGGGTAAAATTTATCGTGGCAACTTTTACATAATGTTACTTTCATAATATAAATACCTCCTTATTAAGATACTTATATTATATCACTTATGATATGCTATTGCAATACATTTATTATACTTTTGATATTCTTTTATTACCTCTAATTACACGAAATATCAGCTATGTGTAATTACATTTCCCTATTCTACTGTGTTTCAAGGATTGCGATATATTTCGCATCAGCTAAACACTACATCTTGTGGTTTACTCCTACGGTGGAGCAACATGACTTTATCTATTTAGTATCTCATTTATCTTTTCATATTCCATTCCTTTTTCATATTTCTCTATTTCCTCCGGCGTTGCCTTAGATCTAAACAGTTTATCTTCGTCTGTCATATCGTAATTTAGGTTTGTATTGGTACTCTCAACCTTCTCTGTGAATAGCTTCAAGTGTTTGCCTAGTAATTCCAGGCTCTTGTTTGCTCCACTTGAGTCAAACTTAAACTCACCGGATTCAACCTTTTCTCCGTTTTCATATATATAAACAGGTTCCTGTTGCATACATCGTTCAGCTACTGATCTAAGGTTATTCAATACCCATTCAGCAGTTAATATATTCTTTTTAGCTACTATATCCTTTAATTCATTAAGCCTTGCATTTAGCTTGTAGTCATTAGCTAACCTACATGCTTGTTCATCTATCGTCTTATCTGTCATGCCTTTGTAACTGTACGATTGCTTATAAGCTTCTCTTTGGCTTAATCCAGTGAATAGTCCTTGTACATACTTTTCTTGTTTTACTGTCAACCCTTGTCTCATAGTATCAACTCCTATACTTGCATAAAAAAAGCAGCCGGTTAAGCTGCTCTACTGGTGTTGCTATTCTCTAAAATATCAATTCTTTTACATCCTCATCTACTGCTGTTTCATATGCCAACTCAAACTGATTCTCACTGTTTACTTCTTTGGTAATATTGCAATAATCATGTAATGAATAAAACTCATTTAATTTGTGTTCAAAATCCTCTTGGCTTGTATAATATCCATCCAACATTGTTTTACCTATCATAAAACCCTTATTGCACCCTCGGCACACTAAATACATTCTATTGTTTGCCATTATCCTTCACTCAGCTTTCTTATAATCTCACTTGCTGCATCAACCTTCACGATCATTTTGATATACCCTGTTCTATCTGTGCTCAGCTTCTCTGCTTTTGTCGCAAGGCTTCTTAATTTCGTTTCTACTCTTTATATTAAGTTTAATTAATATCCTACTCATATGGGTTCTAACTGTTCCCTCAGCTATTCCTAACCGTTCAGCTATTTGTCTGTTGGTTAAACTCTCTTGCTTTATTAAGTCCGCGATCCTCTGCTCTGTTGGTGTGAGTGTTATCATGGCGCCACCAAGCGAGCCATCTTGTCAATTGAATCTTCTATATCCATTTTCATCAATTCATTAGCCTGTTCGTCTGTGATTCGTTTGTGCCATACAGGAGCATTTGACTTGTTGACTTGTGATTCTATATAATACTGTCCGGCTGTTGTTCCTTCATACCAATCTATATGTCCATTATTACAATGAATCTTATCGTTTTTTTCACTTACTACTAAGTTTGTCCAATTGTCTCTTATTACGTTCGAACTATTAATTAGTATTTTCATTTTGCGCACCTTCTGTTCTCGCTGCCTTTTCCGTATGCGCTTTTTTCGGTATAGAAACGGAGGTTCATTTCTTTGTAGTCTACCATGTAATCTGTGGATTTGAACCATTCATAATCAAATACATAACTACTTAATAATTCTTCTAGGTTTGCAAAATGTAACAATGTTGAACGGTTGCTTGCACTTGGATTTGATTCTGAAATCACAGAAACTCTTACATTGCCTTTTCTTCCCATGTCTGCAATTACTATTTCACCGGTGCTTGTCTTGTTAATCATTTCATATTCTCTTGATAATTCCATGTTACGCCTCCAGTGTTCAGAGCGTTTTCGCTTGCTGACTCTTTCAGTTTAACACTTTTACAAACGTATGTACATAGTGCCAGAGTCCTATCTTTTAAACTATTTATTTATATTTGCATTTCAAAAGCTTACACTCACATCTTAGTTTGTCCCAACACCCACAATCAGCGCATCTGGGCTTGTGTTTAGTCCATTTTATTACATCTTTCATTTTCTACCTCTTTGTATTCTAAATACTCTTTACATTTGTTTTGACATTCAGGGCAATTATCTTTTGTGTTATGATCTTTACAATACATAATAATTCCTTTTCTCCCTCGGAGAGGAAACCTGGACTTATATTATGCCAGGCTGTATATATTAAACCTCTCGAACAGTATTTTCTTCATCTATTATTACTGTTAAAGGTTTTTGCTGCTTAAATAAATATAAGGCTGACACATGTGAGCGCAGCCTTATATTTTATAGGAGGGTCAAGTTATGAGAAATCTTTACTGTCTTAGTATATGTCAATACATATCAATAAACAATGTTGCAAGTGTGTCGACTATCTAATGTCTTATTCTGTATCTGTCTTATAACATCACAATCTATATGTTTACATCTGTCCTCGCTCATATGTATCTCGTCACCTATCTCCGCCCAATTGTATTTACGCTGTCTAACATCTAGTGGCTGAGGTGTGATAAAGTATCTCATTTCAATTATCGTTCGTGCAGGTTCACGCAAATATAAATAAACATTGTCAATTGCTCTCTTTATTCGCATAAGGCTGTCTAACTCGTTTTCTAAACTCTTTATATATTCTGGTAGTTCTAGTTCCTCATTCTTATATTTATAATTTTCAGTTAAAACAGATTCAACTTTTGAAGTAGTGCTATGGCATCCCGGCATATCTGTTACAACTAGTGCTTTTACTCCATCCATTAACCTGTATTCCTTAAGATCGTCTTTGAGCTGTTCAATCATTTTTAGATCATTATAATAATTATGTAGCTTCCACCTGACCGTTAAACTATTCAATCAACCTCACCCCTTTTTAATCTTTTGCGTATTTTTCGGATTGTATTTATGCAAACATCCTGCCTGATCATCGTAATATTGACAAATTGGGAAATCCTTTTGTTTGTCCTCACGGTCTTGAATCCACCTGCCGCTGCAAAAGTGGTTCGGTCGTGGACAAATCCTTTTTGTAAATATATATAATTTATCTGGTTCCATTATCCCTCACACTCCTTAAAATTTTATTCCAATAGTCAAATACCAAAAATATAAAATTACTCCAAGAAAATACAATGTTCTATCTTCTTCAATATCATATTTCTTTCTACCAATACCCACAGCTACAGTCTTTTCACGCCAACTTGTTGTATTAAATTTAAAATAAAAAATACTTTTTGTAATCATTTCGACCCCTCCTTAAATCACTTCACTATTGTTAAATTCAATTCCGGATATTTATACTCAAACATTTTTTGTTTCAAAAGGAATATTTTATTTGAAAATCCTTTCACGTCTTCTATAACTTCATACCCTTTCTTTACGTCATAATAGGCAAAATCAGCCACATATTCTATACACCTATACTTTGTACTACCTTTGCTGAATTTTGGCTGCAAGGTGTATCGTGGTTGTAATCTGAGGCTTTCTATTTGCCCTGCTCGTTGAAGTAATAATAATTCACTATATCTTCTACTTTCAGCAATGGAGGCGAACTTAATTCCGTCTATTATTGTTTTCTTGGCTCCGTACTTGTTCATTTTCACCCCTCCTAAGCCATAAATATTGTTAAAATCCAGCTATAAAACGCCATATACAGCAACGCTTTAGCCCCTCTGTACTCGCTTGGCTTGCGAATTATAATTATCATCCCGGCTATAAAACAGCCGACTATTAGTATTACTGTGCTTATTTGTAGCCCTGCTGGCATTTACTCACCCCACCTTTCCGTAATCTTCAAATCTTTCACACACCCTAAAAATAAATTTATTGTTTACCCAGCGTTGCAGCTTTTTTGTTTGTTTTGGTGCGTGATCTTTATCAAATACCATCACATAAGGGTCATAACCTAACTCTTTTAACTTGTAAATTCTTTCTAAGTCAAAGCTGTGTTCAGTTTCATAATTGGTTAATACATAAACCCTTAATTTTCTCGAATCAATATTAGTTTCTTTTTTAAAATGTTCTAAGTTTTTAAGTATTAATGTTGTGTCTCTTTCGCCATCCCAAGCAAAATGGATCATTTTAATTCTAATTTGTTTTATTTTCTCAATCACTTCATCAGCCATAAATCTAATGTCTAACCCTTGTGTAAAATCCACCCAAGCTTTACTATCAATCAGTTGGTCAAGTAATTCTAACCTATCTTTGCAAGCCAATGTATTTGGATCCAAAAGCTTTATTGATGTCTCACCTTTCCAGAATTGGTTCAAATCTGCTACCTTATAACTTTTATTACCTTCGATATTGACTACATCACAGAACGGACAACCTCTCGGACAACCCCTTGTCAAATATCCATATGCTTCATTTTTGATATTATAAAGCGAATAATCAGGACACAATGTCTCTATTTCTTGTGGTAATACTTGTTTTTTATCGTAGGCCCTGCCACCTTTTATAATCTGATCTGCATTGATGTAAGTATCAAAATCAGGTGAAGTATCAAACACTTTTGATTGATATACAATGTCATAACTCAACATTGGTATTCCCCACTCAACTTGGTCACCTTGCTGTTTGTGGTATGCTGATATTTTCATCAAAGCAAGATTGGGAAAATTAGAATATCCGTCCACGTCAATTAAACCAACTCTCATACTCTCACCCCTCCACTATTTTTATTTTCCCCTTTGCCACTTCTCTTAAAATTAGTAGTTTTTCTTTGTCTCTCAACTTCATAAACGATTCAATTTTTATTGTCATTGCACATCAAATCCCCCAAACACTTCATCCGATGTATATTTAACCCTGTCGGTATCAAATAAATTAAGTATAAAATTCAATTCATTTAACACCCTCTGATAATTTGGAATCCACTTCTCACGCTGTCCGAAAGGTATCTTATTATCATCTAAAACTACAGATGCTTTGTAATGCCTTTTCAAATACTCGTTATATTGCTGTTTGTGTCCTCTTATTTCTAATTCATCCATGTTTATCCTCCTTTAAAATGGGCATTCAAGGTCTTTTATTGTTTCTATCTTTTTATAATTTTCTGTGCTTTCCCATCCGTAGCACTTCATATTAAAACTGCTCGGTTGGTATAATCTTCTACTCACTGGACAATATCCTAATCCTACGGTATCTTTTGCACCTTCCCACCTATGCTTTAATATCTTAACTGCCACATCATAACCTTTACCTTCTTCTATTCTCTCAACTGAAAAAACATTGTGTGCTAGATTCGTTATTTCACTTGCTCCGCTTATATCATCATTTTCTAATCCACCTTTTGTTTTTTTTGGGTGTGCTACTAAGTGAATATGAACATTGTATTTTCCTGCAAATTCCACAAGGTCCCTTACGAAATTACTTTGTTGTCTATAAAAATCTGATTCTCCACCACTTCCAAATCTCGCAGTCATTAGATTATCTATTAGAAATACTTTGCAATCGTATTTTTTAACTGCATAAGTGAATATTTTTAATATGCTGGACTCTTCGGATTTTTCAACTACATTGTTATCGTAAAGATAAAATTTACCTCTGTACCATGTTTTCATAGCTGCAACAATTTCTTTCTCTACGAAATAAGTATCTTTACCTCTCGATTTATCAAAGTATGTTTTAATATTTGTTTTCCCTGCCATTTGTAAGTGGCTCCAATATTGGAAACGGTCCGCTCTCATTTCTCCACTATAGCAGCACACTTTTTGTCCTGCCTGCACTGATTCAATCATCATTTGCGAGAGTAGTGTTGACTTTCCTTCTCCCCTTTTCCCGGTCCATACTGATAAGTCACCCATCATAAATCCACCTGTTGCTGCATCAAGTGCCTGTATTCCGCTTGGTACTACTTGCAATTTTGTAAGGTCCAGTGGTACAACATCAGCCATGTCTAGTATTCCACTTGTTGGTATTTCTTTTGCTGTATCAACTGCTTTTAATACCGCTTCTGGTCCTTCTTTATAAAGTAGCTCGTTTGCATCTTTGTATTTGTGGTCCACAATACTTACCGTAAAATCTGATAATTTCAAACTCAACTTACGGACCATTTCTTTTCCAGGATCATCATTATCACCAAATATGATAATTTCTCTAAATTGTTTCAGCCAATCCCAGCATAACTCAACCCATGTAAAATCTTCGGATCCACTCGGAACAGACACTATATTTTCTAGTCCTGCTTCATAACAGCTTAATGTGTCAATCTCTCCCTCAGTTATGATTAACGGTTTATCAGATGTGCAAAGGTCCATTCCCCATAAAATAGGTTTGCCACCTTCTTCCCTCCATGCTTTCCGCTCACCCTTCTCCACTTTCTTACTCGGTCTAAATTTTACAAATACCATTTCGCCATTTTCAAAGTATGGAAACACTATATTTCCTTTTTCATCACAGCCAACTTGCAGCTTATCAATTGTTGCCTTGCTTATCTTTCTAATTTTTAAATATTCCTCTACTTTGTTTGTAGCTACCTTTACTGTAGTTTGTGGTTTTTTGAAGGTCCTTACCGGTTTATATGTATCAAAATCTCGGTCCGCTTCTTCTCCGAACTCTTTACATAACTGTGTATAATGTCCTTGGCTATTGCAGGACCCTCTACGGCAATTATAAGTTTGCTTTGTTATGTTAAGAGCAAATGTTTCTTTATCGTGGTGCGTTCCCCCATGGCATATTGGACATAATGTAGGTATTATTTCATCACCTTTAACTTTGTACTGTCCTAAATGTCTTCTTGCAAATGTATGTATATCCAAATTTTTCACCTCATAATTTTATTCCATCATATCTTCCAACTTCTTTAATGTGATTTCCCCATTTAACCGCATTAGTACAGAATGTATTTATCTGACTTCTCGGATTGTCTTTAGCTTTTAAAGGTTTTCCTAGTTTGGCTATTGACCAATCATCTATTACCGATTCAATATCTAATTTAGGGTATTTATCTTTTAACCGTTTCATCATTTCAGCATCAATGTCGTTGTCATATGGGTAACCCTTAACTTCTTTCAAATACGGATATAATATATTGTCTTTAATATTGTCTTTAAAAGAATGTCTTTCTTGGTTGTCTGTTTCACCAATGGTTACCTTTGACTGTTTCACCAATGGACCTTTGACTGTTTCACCATTGTCTATTTCACCATTGTCTATTTCACCATTGTCTATTTCACCAATGGTTGTTTCACCAATGTTAATTTCACCAACCCATTGATAATAATGTTTATTGAAACTTATATACCTACTTTTACCATTTGTTATATCTTGTTTAACTACTTTCCTTTCTTCTAAATTTTTCAATTCTCTTTGTATTTGTCTTTTATCGCATCCTATTGCTTTAGATATAAAGCTTAATGATAAGTCATGAGTCTTTCTATTAAACCCATATGTGTACCGCCAAATAATAAATATAATACGGTATTGAGTAGGACTTAATTTTATTTGTGCTATTTTTTCAAGTATTTCATTTGCAATTGGTGTATATCCGTTCTCTTTTTGTACTGACACCTACTTCACCTACCCTTTATTGACCTTTTCTCTATGCCATATCCTCAAAGCAATCCTCGTTATCTCCTGCAAGCACTAGCAACTCTTGCATGTTTCTGCGTATATACGGTAGTAAGTCCTCGACTGGTATTTTGTTTACGTTCTCAAATGCGTACTGTAGATCGGCTGTGAATTGTTTTGTCATTTGAGTAGCCCCCTCCTTTTACTCCAATATTTTATAAACTTCTTTAGCGGAACTTTCCCCTTGCAAATACACTAAATAATTAAAATAGTGGTTGCCTTTCCTTTGGCATATGATTTCATTGTGAGATTCTTTATTATCAAAAACATTATAAAACATGACGATTTTAGATTTAGGCGTATGTTTCACAAAATAATTGTTCCACTTAACAAGTATTAAGTCACCTTTTTGAATTTGTTTAAACTGTTCATCTGTACGCATTAATTCAAGTTTCAAATCAATATCCTCCTTTTAGTTTTTCCACTTACTGTTAAGCTGTAGTAATTCGTTTACATTCCTTTTCGTTCAGCCATCATTTCATTTTCAATTATCCTAAGTTCTACTTTAAGCTGTAGTATTTTTTCTAAGCAGCACTCATAATCTGACTTTCTTAAGTCACGTTCAAAGCGTAATTTAGCAACATTAGGCTCGCCTTTCGCAAGATCATTACAGGCGGTCCATGCAACCTTATCTTCAACGTGTAACCTTAAAAACTCTATACGTCTCGCTATGTTATATTTCATTTCAGATTCTGCTTTTTTGATGCCATTATTCTTGTAAAATAAAAGGCACTCATTCAATGTTTTTCTTGTCTGTGACATTTCTATTTGTAAGTCCTGCATATAAAAATCCCCCTAAATTCTTGATGGAACAAATCTTCTCCGTATCGTTCTATAAATATTTCTTTTGCTACTTCTTGCAACTGCTCTCTCAACTCTAAATTGAAGTGGACTCCCTGACTTCCTGTGTGGTGTTCTAAGCACAAATAAGCTGTTAGCCCATACTTATCACTCATGCTTCTATTCGCATTCCCACCGAACACATGATGCAATTGCAAGCCATCCACCCTGGAGCAACACCAACATTCTTTTTGATGCTGCATTTGTATTTTTGTTATTTTGTCTTTTACTCGTTTAAATTTCGTTTTTGGAAATCCGATGCCATTCAAAACGATTCAGGCAAACAACAACACATACTCAAAGGCATATCACAAACTTGGCAAACTAAAGGATCTGTATTTTTTGGTGGTTCAGGTGGTTTTTGTTTATCTGTGAATCTTTTACTTGAACATTTACTGCATAATTTTACTTTGTAATATTTCAAACTTCCTGCAATTATTTCTTCAACCGTCCTTTTTGTTGTAGCTGTTATAGTATGGTCGCAATCATGGCACTTGTTTTCAAACGTAGTTGGGGCTGTAGGCTTGCTATCTGTGATAGTTGGTTTATTTACTGTCTTTATAGGTGAAACGGTTGTAGGTATATCCTCGTGTTTATTTAGTGCATCACTATCTTTTGTATCATCAATGCAGAACAAACCATTTAAAGCGTATTTCCTTGCATAACTCGACACACTACCTGTCACCTGTGCTAAATCCATGCCTTTTTTATCCAAATCTTCTCTTGCATAAGCGTCAACAACAATACATATGTCTGATGGTTTTTCGATGTCAAAAAATGTAGCAGTAGCCTTGATGTAAAATCTATCTCCTATCTGTTCAACTTTGTCCCCAAGAATTACAACCGCTTTAATCTCTTTCAATAACGGCTTGACACCCTCTAAAATATCCTCACAGCTTCTGTATTTGTACTTACCAAATGCGTTAAAATTGTCTTTGCTTACTTTTAACTTCGATTGAACTTCTGCTAATTTCTCATAAATATTCATAACTCTACCTCTTTCGCCATTTCTTCAATATCAATCTCACCCCTGCGGTAAGCTTCTTTCAACTGTTCAAACTTTGATTTTACTATCTCTAATAATTCCTTTTTTCTTGCTATCAGAACCGCCATTTGGTGTTCTATGTCTGCCAACTCAAAAACAATAAAGTCATTAGATTTCATCTACTTATACTCCAAAAAGTAATACAGCGACTTATTTATTACATCTGATTGATTTTCGTTATTTAACTTACAATAATTATTCAACCTTCCAACTAAGTTTGGATTTAAATTGTATGTACACTTGATTCTTTCTGTTTTGTTTCTCATAATGTCATTAAAGGTATATGGCTTAACTTTGATTTCTCCGTTCTTTTCTTTTTCAAGTTCTTCCAGTATTCTTCCTAAAAGAAATTCCGTTTTAGTTATACTCATATCAATCTTCCTCCCATTCCTCACATGTTATATTTTCGTTCTCAATCAGATCACCGCTAATTTTGCAGACTAAATCTGTGTGTTCGTATTCCTCGATTTTTGGGTAAAACTTGCCATGTTCCACTAATTTGCTGTGGCTACAATTATTACAACTTTTCATATCCTCACACCTTTCAAAATTGAATCCCTCTTCTGCTAAATTTTGTATCTTTCGTTTAACCTAATTTCATATATTGTTGTGTCGCTCACATTGAACATTTCCGCTAGTTTAGTCCCTGTTATTCTAATATTTTCCCTTATAAATCTTACGTTTTCCCATGTGAGTTTTTTCTTTCTGTAGTTAACTCCATCAGGTCTAGCATTGTTACATCTTCCTCGTTTAACCATATCCATATGATTGTCATGGCTCGTACCTTCTAATAGGTGCAATGGATTTATACAGGCTGGGTTATCACATTCGTGCCGTATTTGTATACATTCAGTTCCACATCTTTTTAAGATTGAGCATTGATTATATTGTTCATATACATATCTATAAACTGATACGTGTTTGCCTTTGTACCACATATTTGGGTAACCTTTTGAATCTTTTCTATGGCTTGTACATATGTGGCATCCATTTTCATTAATAAAATATTCGATAGACTTCTTTTGCATAATTTGTAACTCCTTTTTTAAACTGCATTGTAAGTGCTTACGCTCTAAACGGACGTTTTGCCTGACATTTCGTGAAGCAAATACAATACAGAAAATTTATATAAAAGCAGGAGAGGAAAGGTTAAACGTTATTTGTTTTATCAATTCTCCATCTTGCACTTGCAACGAATAAATCTATGGTTTTATTATCTTTGATATAATTCACTGTGTACCTATTTGCGTTCTTGTTATTCCATGGGTCAATGTGATAACTTAACTGAGCCTGTTGATTCAAATACCTCGCTACTATGTTCCAAGCTTTCTGTGCTTCCTCTTTTGAAACTTTCATCTTGACATTCCCTCCATGCTCCTATATTCTAAGAGCGATACATTTTATCTAGCTACTTTGACGAGTAGCTTTTTCTATTTTCAAACTGCTTTATTCCGACATCAATCCATTTTTCGATTAGTGGATGAAGGATAAAAATAATCAATCCTGCTGCTATTAGAAATAATGCTACTGCTATCATGGCTACCCCTCCTTTACTTGTGCCTTATTCTTCGATTAACCACATACCGTTTAATTCATCTATAGATAAACACATATCTTCAAGCCACTCTATGGGTTTTAAATAACAATCATGGGAACTGTACTTGCTATATGGGATAACCGGCTTTACTCGCTTTGTTTGGTTAAATGCTGTTAGAAAATTAACTGCAATTGGTTTGACTTCTCTTATAAATCTCATTTGTGTAAATATCAATTTCCCAGTTGCAATATTTTTGATGATTGTGTCATTCCATTTCCCTTCGATTCCATGACTTACGAATGGTAGTTTTAAATCTGTTTCAACTATTTCATATTTAATAAAATTTGGAGTAAATCCCTTCACAATATCACCAGCGCTTTTTAGCTGTCCGTCTTCAACTTGTATACTCCAACTTCCATCAACTAAAATTACTTTTGTTCCTTTTCTCATAACTTCTTTGACCTCCTAATAATTTAATATCGAATCTAACAAAATACATTCTCTTAGCTGCTTTCTCCCTCATTGCCCTGCGATTGCGGAGCCAATAACATAAGCTTTTCACGGATTTGACCTCCTTATCAATATTGCTTCAATTAGGCTACATTTAACATTTTGCCTTTGTGTAAAATTTACACATTGATTTCAACTCGGTAATGTTTACCGCTTTGATTTCAACTGGGACATTCCGACCGGGTTAATTCATTCTCAACGAAATTCGTTCCAAACTTTTTTCATTTAAATCGCTTGCCTAACTGCATATTTAGCTTGGTACTTACGGACAATTCCCTCAAAAATAGGTTTAAGTTTCGGGTCACGTTCAATAATGTCGATCTTTGAAATTGCCTGGCAGTCTTTAAATGTAGCACCCTCTTTTTTCAATCTTGCTTTTAGCCTTAACTGCCTACTGTGTAAATCAACCCTTGCTGTGCTTTCGAGTTCGGCGTAAATGTCATGCCTAAACTGCAAATAACTCAAAGAATGTTCAATACACATTTGGTTTACTTTCTCGTTCATTTCGTGTCTCCAGTCGTCTTTTAAAGGTGTAGTAAAAACATCAAGTGCATTTGTAATTTTGGTATCAAGAGCAATAACCTTGCGTTCCATTTCAACTTGGTTTTGTGCTATTGCTGCGGTTAGTTCCATTTGTGTCATTGGTTTTAATCTGGTGACTTCTTTTTCACATTCTAAAAAATAATTTCTATACTCATGCGACTTTTCTGTTCTTGCCATCATTGCGATATGTTTAGCAAAATCTATTGATATAGCAAAATCCATTGTTTCATTACCCTCTACATCATGTTGAACCCCTACCCAATCTGCATTTTCTAAAAAATATCCATTTTCGGTAATATTAGATTGATACCATCTAGACCAAACCGCCTTATTCAATCCTAGACCTAAGTACAATTCCCTTGCTGACAAAGCTTTCTTTCCGTTTTCATTCGTAATATTTATTAATTGATTCATTTGACACAACCTCGCTTTCCGTGCTATAATTAGCACATTGATTTATTTTGCATCTCCTTTGGAGGTGCATTTTCTTTTAACTGGCTTGCTCTTGCTTTTCGAATAAATATGGAATATCTTTATCTTTAAATAAATTTTCCTGTATCTTCATTGCTTCATCTAAAGTAAAAGGATATTTCCCATTGATTTTGGTATTTACGGTGGATACCGTTTTGCCTAACAATATCGCAATGTCTTGCTGTGCGATTTGATTTCTTGCCATTTCCGCGAGTAGATTTGAATATCTCAATTTATAACCCCCTTTTTACATTTTGTGCGATATTTCGTTCACTACATACATAATAATTGATATTTCGCACAAAGTCAACTACTTTTTAAAATATATTTGCGATATATCATAAATATTTATTGCATATTTGGAAAACCTATATTATAATTCCAAACAAAGGCGGTAATTAAATGAATAGAGAAGATAAAATAACATTATTAATAAAAGAAAAATACAAAAGTGTAAGAGAATTTTCAAATGTAAGTGGTATACCAAATTCAACTATTGTAAGTATGCTAAAGAAAGGATTAGGCGGTACAAGTGTTGATACTGTTTTATTAGTTTGCAAGTTTTTGAATGTTTCTATTGAAGAAATAAATAACACAAAACGTCAAGAAGTGTCTATGACCGCGGATGTCAAAGAACTTATTGAATGTTATCAAGTATGTGACAAAGATAATAAAGAAGAACTGCTAATGCTTGCAAGACTTAAAGCCACTAAAAGCACTACCGCGGCGGGTCAAAGCCAAATTGGGTAATGTTATATATGTTGATTTCAATTAAAATATAAAAGGAGAGTGTTAAAATGGCAAGAATAATTGCAATTGCAATCCCCAAAGGCGGAGTAGGAAAAACAACAACAGCTGTAAACCTTGCAGTAGCTTTACCCGGGAATATACTATTATTAGATTTCGATCCCCAGGGAAACGCAAGTACAAGTTTAGGTGTAACAGCACCTAAGAGTACTATTTACGATATTATCACAGGCGAAAAGGATTTTGACCATACTGTTATCAGGACTGAATATTGTGACGTAATTCCGTCAAATGAGACACTGAACGAACTGGATATGCTAATAGTAGAAAACAGAGACACTTTTAAGAATCCTGGGCATGTGCTTAAAAACGTAATATCTAGCGTTTTAGATGATTATGATTACATTATAATAGACACGCCACCAGCAAAGAATCTGATTACTATAAACGCCCTAGCAGCTTCTACTGATGTAATTATTCCTTTACAATGTGAGTACCTGGCAACAAAAGGAGTTAATGAAATACTAATTACGATAGAAAAGGTTAGGGGAAAATACAATAAAGATCTTAATATATTAGGTATACTACCGACTATGTTTGATGTAAGAACTAACCTATCTACAATCGTATTGCAGGATGCTAGAAAGCATTTTTACGGAAGTGGTATAAAAGTATTCGATACAACTATTAACCGTTCTATAAGGTTTGCAGAAGCCCCCAGCCACGGTATACCTGCAATATTCTTATACCCTGAGAATGAAGCTGTACAAGCCTATAGAAGACTAGCAAAGGAGATTATTAATGGATAAGAAAATGTTAAAGAAAACAGATTTCTTTGAAGATGTTGAACCTGTAACTGATTCTGTAACTGTAACTCCTTCTGTAAACAAAATTGTAAACAAAAGTGTAAATAAGATTGATTTAAATTTTGAAGATAATGAAAATACCACAAAGCCAATGACTTACAGATTAAAAATAGAAACAATTGCAATTATAAAAAGGAGATCAATGAAAAAAGGTGTTGGAGTTAGTGAATATTTGGAGAAATTTCTACAAACTGCTTTTGAGATAATAAAAGAATAAGTTGTCCACATTATCCACAGTTTCAACCCATTTATTAGGATAATGGCATGAGTTATCCACATTATCCACATTATCCACAGTTTGAATAAAAGTTTATAAAACGCTAAGTGCCGACTATTTATTTATATAAAAAATAAATGAATTGCGAAAAGATTAAAACAAGAAGAACGCACAAGAATAAGCCTTTTCAGACTCACAACGCCACCCTGCGCATGGCTACGCTCTCCCATTTCTGGCGGTCACCTACAGTTATAAAGGCATTTAGCGTAGTATACCCTGCTCTGTTCACTGTTGTTAGGTCGCTCATTACAAGCGTTATAGGTTACGTTATCCTATATTCGTTCGCAAACTAGGCAATAAGAAATTAGACCTTGACAACTATAATTTTTAGAATTATAATTTAGACAAAGCTAACGCCGACTAGCGTAGTTTACTTTCTGAAAAGTGGTGGTACACTTTCAGACAATGCAATATTTAACTAAAGACAATTATAATTTAAACAGAATATTTTGTCAAATAATAAAAGCACTCCATGTGGGAATGCTTTTTTTGTGTGCTTCTATAGGTTGTGGATTACTCAACTTCTTTTACAGGACAGTCTTTTCTTCGGCAAACCTCACTCAAATTTACTATGTCCTGCGCTTTATCCCAATCAAAATATTCACATTCCTCACATTCTTTATATGGGTATTTCATCCATCCGCTCATATTATATCACTCCTTTAAGCTACTATTTAAGCAGTATTTCTATAGAAATTATAGTTTCATTTATTACCGATTCACGTTCAATTATTCTCATTTCTTTCAGATCATCGTGTATGGTCTTTAATGCTTCTTTCAGTTTCTCGTTCTCCTGCTTTAATGCTTCATACTTCTCATAAATAGTAAGTCTTTCATTTTCTACAATATGAAGACCATCTTGTGGAAATCTTTTTGTTTGGTTTATTAACCATTCCTTAGCCTCATATTGATTTTCAAAAGTAATAAATGAACCTTTTTCCTCTTTATCCATTAAGTCGTAATATTTCATTTTTCCCCCTCCAATCTCTCAATTACCACTTAAAAAGCTTGCTATTTCTGTTCTTATCCATTGCTTTTGTTCTTCTGTAAATGGTTCCGCCTTACCGTCAAATTCAATAATAGCATGGGACACCCATTCGCCCTTGCGGACCTCTCTTGGAAGTCCATCATATACTGCCTTTGCCTTATCGTTTAAGTCTATGCTAATGGCATTCTTACGCACTAAATCACCTCCTATGAATAGTATAACATAGGTTTCTTGGATATGCAAGAATATTCATTGACAAAGCAATTTATTAAGAATACAATAAAAGAGTAGTAACAAACGAGTAGTGCCCCAGTATAACATCCATAAAAACAAGGATTGAAACTAATAAGGAGGGTACAACCATGTGACACTTATTGATTTACCAAAACAAACTACATAATTTGGGTTAAAAGAACAACTACTGACTTGCCTTTAGAAGTAGATTTATATGGGTTCGCATGGTGTCTATACTATTTGGAGTGTACAATTCGATAGGAATGGTCGGAGGTTCAATTCCTCTACAACCCCCAATTTTAATCTACTATAATAGGAGGAATAAAATGGACGGAAGAAAATAGATTTTGTGTAATGCAGTAAATTGCATAAACAACGATGATGGTGAATGTACTTTGGCTTGCATCACAGTAGATGATGATGGCAAGTGTGAAGATATTGAGGGAAATTAAGATCGATCTTAAATAGCTGTTTCCCTTGTCGATTAGCTTACAAAATTAATTAATAGTGCATATGGGGCGTTGGTGTAGTGGTATGCATAACGAAGGGTCGGGTTCGATTCCCGAACGCTCCACCAATTTAAATCTACTATAACAGGAGGGATGAAAATGAATAAGTATCAAAAGAAAGTTCATAAGATGGCATGGCATTTAATGTGGACGTATTGGGATAATTATAGAAATTGCAGAAAACAAGTTAAAAAAACATTAAAAAACATTAAAAAAAAAAGCTACCTCCAATTAAGGAAGTAGCTTTTTAGTAGGAGAATTATTTATCTTCAACTAACTATCTTATCTTTCGTAATAAATCTCAATAGCGCATTTATTATTGCTATTGCTACAACTTGCAAATCTGGACTGAACCAACTTTGTCCGGTAGCTGATTGTATCATAGCCAATATGAATAGCAGAATATTAGTTATCAATGTTTTTGATTTATACCATTTCTTTGTCATGGTTATTTCCCATCCTTTCCATATTGATATATTTTAAGTATTAAATCTGGTAAATATTGAAATGTTTCCAGCGCTCCCAAGTTTCCATCGGCTTTGGCTGCGTTCATAGCTGTATTTATAGCGTTCTGCCAATCTGCCGGTGAACTTGTAACTTTACTTATAATTTCTTGCCAAGTCAAAGGTTTAGTTGAATTAATCAATTTTTGCACATCCTCTCTAAAATTATCTACTGTTTTACCATAACTAGCAAAGAAGCTAACTGGGTCTGTATGGTCTGATTCGTGCCATTTAGCTGTGACTTCTGCATGTGACATCAAGTTATCCTTTGTGACTTTATTGGTCTTCACAACCGTTGTGAGAATGTAAGCGAATAACCACACTCCGTTAATCCAGATTTTGTTGAATAATGCCACATCATGACCTTTTGGCTCGCACAACTCCACGCCAATAAAACTATGATTTCCGGTAAAACAAGCGTGCCATGCTCGAAGGTTCCAAGATACACATTGGAGTATTTCATTCCAATCGACGATCGCATGTGCCGAAGCTGCCGAAGTTGGATTATTAAAATAATCTCTGTTATTTCGTGCTGTTGCTCCCGGGTTTGCTGTGCTGTGAAGGATGATACCTTTTTGTACCTGAGATGCATTTGTAAAATTGCATGTAATAAGATTTTGTTTAATTTCCATTTTTACCTCTCTATTAGTTCTATTTTAGAATCAGACTTAACCCATAGCAAAACATACCAAGCCAGCCTAAACTTATTTTTGAAGGTACATTAATAGTTGCTAAAAACCAACAGATTAGAGCTAGAACAAGTAGAATTAAATTAATACCCATAGTCAATCACTCCTTTCGTTATCCACCAATTGCTTGTAAAATTAAAAATGTAACGACACCACCTGCAACAACATACAACAATCCGAAAACTGGATTAAAGGCACTGGATCTACCTTTGGCTTCATTTCTTGTATTTACCAAATCTGTAACCAAAGCAACTAAATCAGGTGAAGCGCCACTCTTGCCTTGGTTCTCCCATTGTGCTTGTTCTAATTTTGTAAATCTTGTGTCTTGTTGAGTAGTAATCAGCGAAAGTTGGGTTGCTATTGTAACGGCTGTACCCTCAACGGATTTACGAAGAACCTCTGCGTTTTCCAACATCTGTGCATTAAGTAACTCTGCTGTTTTTACCGCTTGTACATTGGCAACTCTAACAGCTTCGATATCTCCTTTTCTCAATTCATTAATACGATCAGACTCAGCAGCACTTCTTTCGTCAATACGCCGTATTTCTGCTTTATTCAAATCATTTGAATTTTGAATTGAAGCTTCAAGACTTTTGATTGCGGTTTCTATCATTTTCACTACATTAGCAGATGGATCACCGATATTCTTTGTTTCATCTATCATTTTGTATCTCCTGTTGATTTTTATTTTTTGGCATGAAAAAGCAGCTTAGAGAAATAACTCCTTGCTGCTTCTTTTACTTTTTAAATTTTTTGGTTTTCTAATTGATCAATCCGATTTTCTAGCTGTTCTAATTTTATATCAATAGATGTTCTTATTTCATATTTTATGATTCCCTGCGATACATTTCTTGACCTGTCATGTGGTTTCCAAGATTCATAAATTCTCATTGCTTCGTCTGTTAATGTAATACTTAACCGTTTCAAACTAACCCCTCCTAATATGCTACTTCATACATTCTATTTACCATAATTCCTTCTGTGGCGAAATGATTAATATTCCAATCTGATTGAATTGTTTTTGTATTTAAAAATTTAAGCATCATATCTATTAATGCTTGATATTCTAAACCCCATTCATCAGCCGTACTACTAATTGAATTGTAAACGCTTTTATATTGTTCAGGTTTTAAGAATGGATGTTTTTTCTTTGTTTTCTGCCTGTAAAAATCATTCATATATGTCTTCATTGCTTTAACAACATCTTCATTTGGGTAAGAAATAGTGTGAGTATTTTTATCGTTAGATGAAATACCATTATCCTTTTTATATTTGGTTAAATCATTATTGGTTAAGTTCTTATTAGTAGTCTGCCTTTCACCGTTCTCCGTATCACCGTTCTCCGTTTGGGGCATAATGGATGAAACCTCGTAAACACAGTACTCATAGCCTGTGAATCTTCCATTTTCGCTTTTTAATCTATCTCTTTTCATATAACCATAATTAATCAATTCTTTCATTATTGAACTGACATATTTTACTCCACCTTGTGAATGAGTTGTTATTTCGGATTCATATATTTTCCAATCATCGGGCAAACTCATTAGATAAGAAATCATTCCTTTCGCTTGCCATGTTAAATTTGTGTCATTTAAGAACCCTTTATTAAGAATTACATAAGGATTATTTTTATCCTTAACTATTCGTACCATTGTCTTTGACATTTATAAATCACCTCAGTATTAGTATAAACTAAATGAATCATTATTGCAACATTTATTATTATTTTAGG